AGAAGTTCGTAAAAACTGGATGGGCATTGAACGTCAATGGGTTAAAGACCATGTAAAACAAATGGTTACTGATTATCCAGAACGTTACAACAGTGAAAAAGCACTTGCTAAGTTAGAAAAAGAAGCAACAGGTATGGCAGAAAAACGATTTACTGAACTTGGCATGCAACATGCAGCCAATGAGGTATTAAAGTATGCTGATAACCCTGCTATTCGTTCTAATTTTTCATACGGTGTTCGTACTGTGGGTCGTTATTACCGTGCAACTGAAGATTTTCAACGTCGCATGTATCGTCTTAAAGAAGTACCACTACGTGTGCTATACCGCATGCGCTTAGCGCATCTTGGTCTATCTGCTAGTGGTTCTATTTACAATGATGCACAAGGCAACCCTTATGTAATGCTGCCTATGGACAATATATTGTTTAAGGCTACAGATACAACCATTCGTGCACTTACTGGCAAAGATGTTGGGTATCACCAACCATTGTTTAATAATTTAACAATGAAGTTGAACATGATTAACCCATCATTCCAGCAAGATTCAGGTCTGCCTATGCTATCTGGTCCAATTGCAGGACTAGGCATAATTGGTATGAAAAACTTATTAGGTTATACACATAACCCATTGGCTCAAGAAGCAGGACAGGTAATAAGTACTGCAGCATTAGGCAACTTTGGAACTAATACAAACCTTGCTAAGGCTTTAGTGCCTTCTACAGTACAACGTATTTGGGACATGCTTCCAGTTAATGAAAAGAGCCGTCAAGAAGTAACGGCAGCACAACAGGCTATAGCCTATAACGCCGCTAATGGCGTTATGCTAGACGCTAATGCATCTGCTGAGGATAAGGCTGCATACTTAAAGAACATACGCATTTCTGCTCACAACATTATTTTCTTGCGTAACTTTTTAGGTCTTATTTCACCTGCTAGCCCTACTATGGTAGAGAGCAAAGGTGTACCTGAATACTTACTACGTGTAGGTGTGACTGGATTACGTCCAGAGTTCTTTGATATCCTTAATGGTATCACTCAATCTAATGTTACTGGCGATGTTCAAGACCCATACGAAATGGCATTAGTTGCATTCATGGGCAAGAACCCAGGAAAACTTATTTATACTGTATCACGTGATGCAAAGCAAACACGTGTAGTAGTACGCAATACCCAGCAATTAAACAAATGGGCTATTGAAAATAAGAGTTTAATTAATACTTATGGCGAAGCAGCATACATCTTTGCTCCACAAGTAGGCAAGTTTAATGCTAACTCTTTTAATTATTTACAGGCTGCTGGTCTTGTTCAAAACAAAACTCTTGAAAATTACTACAATGATTTATTAGTAGCACAAGATAAGCAATCATACTATGACATTGGCATACAAGAAAAAGATGCTCTTGCTTCAGAGCCAGACCCTAACAAGCGTTCGCTTATTATTGGTGCTGCTGTTGATGCACGCGATAGCCTCAAGCAAAGTAATCCTTTACTCAATGCAGCCCTTATTGGGGTAGGCAATAACATTGGCAATGAGACTAAATTGCTTTCTTCATTAGATCAAATCATTCAAAACTCTGGTACAAACATTGATAGCAATACTCGCATGCGTATGGCTATGGCAACTAAGTTAGTTAAAGATTACCTAGCACTTGCTACTGACCCTAACATGAAGAATGCTGCTAACTTTATTGAATTAAAGTTACAACGTAAACAAGAAATTGAGGCTAACTTGGAACAGTTAATGATTGGTAATGCTTATCTTATAGAAGCAAACCGTGCAATTTTCAAGCCTATCCTTTCATTCTATTCACGTGACCCGTATGTAGCATTTAAGGCAGGTTTCTAAATGGCTAACTATTCAGATTATCCAGAATACCGTAGTGCTGCTCAAGCAGCACAAGCATTAAATAATAAACTTCATGGTGTACCAGAAAGTCTAAGCACTGGTCTTGCTGGTGAATTAGCAGACCTACGTAATGACCCTAAGTATGGTCCTAGTAGCGCACGCTATAAGAGTCTTAAAGCAGATTATGATGCAGCGCAAGTACAACTAACTGCTGCGCAGGATAAATTAAGCAAACTTAAAACACAAATTGATAACGATAACAAAACAGCAAGTACAGCCAAAACCACTATCAAAAACATTAATGCAAGCAAAGCAGAAGTTACTACTCTTACTGAACAACTAGCACAACAAAAAGAAACAAATGCCTTACCTGATGTTATTGCTGCTACGCAACTAAAATTACAACAAGCACAAAACGCGGCAGCAGGTATTAAACTACCTACTGACCCAGGCATTGGTACCAATGTGGATGGTACAACTAAAACTGGTGACCAGTTAATAGATAACTTTAAGTCGTACCTTGACCCACAAGATGGTGTTTCTAAGGTTAGCGGTACAGGCAAAGATGCACAGGGCAATCCTATAGCAGGAGAGTTCTTTTTAGTACCACCATCTAAGCCAGGCGATAAGCCTACAATGATTAATGACATTAACAAAGCAATGGATTTAATGGTTGCTGGTGCTGGCGGTACAGATAAACTTGCTGCTGCATTAACTAATGCTGGTTACAAAGGAAGTTTTAGAAATAACTTAGCCTCCGCATTGCGTCGTTATAGCAGTGATACTCTTGATGCATACCAAAATAGTAAGGGCAAACTTGCCATTACTGGTGTAGATAGTTTCTTTAAGGAACTAAGTACTACTGGTGCAGGTACAAGCAAGACCCGTGTAGATCAAGTATTTACAGATCGTGCTGGTGCAGACCGTTATGTTAATACATACTTTTCAGATACTATTGGTCGCGCTCCTACCAAGGCAGAAAAAGATGATTTCTATAAGCAACTAAACAAACTTGAAAGCACTGCTAAGACTGCTACTACTACTGTTACAGATGCAGGTGGTACGGCAAAGAACTTAACTGCAGTGGGTTCTAGTATTACTGATGCAGATCGCACCGTATTAGCAGCAAGTATTGCTGCAAAAGCATTAGGTAATACACCAGTTGATGCGCTTATGAATAGCGCAAAGCCTGGCAAAATTGTTACAGACATTAATACTCTTATCTCTAGTGCTGCTGATTATGGTATCACCATGACACCACAGCAAGCCTTGAAGCGTCTTGCCACAGGGTTAGGACAGACAGACTATGTTGCTAAACAAAAAGATGTATTAAAGCAATTAGCCATTACAACTATGCCTAACCTTGCAGCACACATACAAGCAGGTGGCACAGTTAAAGATGTAGCAGATACTTATGCAAACATTAAGGCTAAAAAACTTGGTATTACTATTCCTGATTCAACTGGTGATTCTCAAATTATGTCTGCTATTAATCAAAAAGATGGCATCCTTGATACCGCAACATTTGAACGTCAACTACAGGCTGACCCACGTTGGCGTAACACCGCAGAAGCACACAATGTTGCTGCTGATTTTGCTAACACTATCCTCACATCATTTGGATTTGGTGGTAACTAATGGCTATTGACCCAGCAATCTTAGGTAGATACTTTGGTGGCGTAGGTCCAGCACCTGTTGCCCCACCACCTGAAGCAGTTACTAAACCTACACAGGCTTCGCCTGTTAATGTTATTCCAGGTTACTTAGGTATCAATAGTCCTACTATTGCACAACCACCTACACCTGCCAAGACATCTACAGTTGTACAACCTGATGTCAAACAACCTACTTTTTCTACAACAGGTGGAGCAATCATACCTAATAATTCACCAGTAGTAACACCTACTGTGCCTAATAGTGGTGATGGAAAACAATCAGATGCTTTTGCTGCACTTATAGATTTGTTTACATCATACGGTTTAGGTGATCTTTCAGGAACTATTACAGATTTAATGACCGCTGGTGAATCTTCTAGTGGTGCGCTAGTTAAACTTAAGTACAGCAAAGAGATTAACCCTAAGACACAATTACCATATAATGCTGCATACACTGCACGTTTTGCTGGTAATGCATCCCGTGTATCTAAAGGTCTTAATGCTTTAACTGAAGCGCAATACATTTCTAATGAAGATGCTTATGCAGAAACCCTTAGAGCATACGGACTAGGCAACATGCTTAGCACTGATCGTACTGCTAATCAAAAGAAGTTTGCCGATTATATTGCTAATGATGTGTCTTCAACAGAGTTTGCTAATCGTATCAAAACAGCATCTGATAGCGTAATTAATGCAGACCCACAAGTAATGAAGACATTCCAGCAATACTATGGTGGTTTAACCACTAGTGATCTAGTCTCTTATTTCCTAGCACCTGATGAAACACTACCTATGTTACAACAAAAGGTAAGTGCAAGTGAGATTGGTACTGCAGCACAGGAGCAGGGATTGGGCACAACTGATAAAGCCCGTTCTGAGTACCTAGCAAAGATGGGTGTTAACCAAGCAGGTGGCATGAGTGCCATCAGTGGTTACCAGAACATTGCAGATGTATTGCCTACAGGACAAAAGTTAAGCAGTATCTACAAAGAGGCTGGTATTAACTACGACCAGACTACTGCTGAGAATGAATACTTACTACAGAATGCTAACGCTGCTACTAAGCGTAAGCAGTTGGCTTCGCTTGAGCGAGCCAAGTTCAGTGGAGATGCAGGTACTAATCCACAAGCAAGCAACTTAGCCAGTGCCAGAACGGTACAAGGTAAGTTCTAAATAGAATCCCGATGTGAATTTGCCAGCCTCACACGGTGTACAAGACTGGTAGTAGAAGCCAATTAATGTTCCCCGACATTAGTTGTGGTCTGCGAATCAACTAACGATATAGGGAGGACGGTTGCTATGAGCAACAACTACTGGGATGACGATGAAGACGACAATGATACACCTCAAGCGAACTTGGAAGGCAACGACTTAATTAAGCAGTTGCGTAAGAAGGCTCGCGCTGATGAGAAGCGTATCAAAGAAATGTCTGAACAACTTGACGGTATCACAAAAGCGCAACGTGAAACTATTATCAAGAGAGTCCTAGAAAATAAGGGCGTAAGCCCAAAGGCTGCACGAATGATTGCCAATGAACTACCAACAGATGCTAGCGAAGAATCAATCTCTGATTGGCTTGACGATAACGCTGAGGTGTTCGGGCTTCAAGTGCACCAGCAAGGACAACCTGAACAAACAATTGATCGTGCTGCTTTACGGCAACAAGACATTGTTACACAACAGGCTCTTACGCCTGACCGTGCTGAAGATGCAATGATGAGATTAAATGAAGCAGGTACTGCTGAGGAGATCATCTCGCTAATTCAGTCGGGTAATTTTTAACCCAACCGAAATCTAACCCCTCATAAGGAGGTGCAAAAATGGCTAATGCATATACAACCACAGGCTCCGCTTCTCTCGGCGGTACAGTTGGTGGTGCTGGTCTCGTTCAGAAGGCGTATGATCGTCTTATCGAGTTCGCACTCCGTGCACAACCACTCATTCGCTCAGTAGCCGATAAGACTCCTGCGCGTCAAAGCATCCCTGGTTCGTCTGTTGTTTTGCAACGCTACGTTGACTTAACAAAAGTTACATCAACTCTTACAGAACAGACTGACCCAGATGCTGTAGCACTTGCTACACCA